GTACCTCCTATCTGAGAATGATACTTGTAACGGCGTCGCAATGGCATACCAGCCCGGCTGTTGGACGGCTCTTGTTGGTTATGCTTGCGGTTACTGTCCCATAACCAGAAGCCGGGAAGATGAGCTTGCACAGCTCTCTTTGATCCTCGTTAACCATCGTAATGTAGTGGTCGTATCCTTCGGCAGTTATTTCAATCTCGCTGTAAGCGGAAACAGGGATCGGCCATTGCGGGTTAAAAAGGTACGTTCCGACAGAGCTATAACCGACTGCGCTAATTCTTTTGCTGAAACTGTCGTACAGCCAGCGCGTGTCCAGCGCGTACCCTTCCTGCAAGCCAAACGTGCCGTCAAGGATGATGTTCACGCCGCCGCACAGAACCTCGTACACCTTCCCAGCGTTGCCGATGACCACAGCGTTCGTCTTTGTGTTGTCGCCGTAGGTCGGGTGCGTGGATGTCACATCAAACGTGCCGAAAGCGGCAGTCGGGATGACAAAGAAATGCTCGGTGACGTTTGCGTCGTTCGGCCTTACAAAACCGTCGGCGTCCTGCTGCGTGAAGGTGTCTGTGCCGTTCGTGACGCTGACGGAACAGCCGGTGGAGGTTACAACCTTGAGGATGGCGCTGTTGGTGTCAAGCACCGTCGCTTCGTAAGAACCGGCTACGTTGAAGATCGAGACGCCCTTCTTGATGTTCGCCGCAAGAAGGTTCGCGTCGCCAAGGATTGTCTGCGCACCTGCGAGCCACTGGTTTGCCGCGATGGTCTGGTCTGCTGTCCCCGGCGTATAGCTTGTTGCCTCTTTCTGCGGCGTGATAGCGGCGACCATGACGGAAGACAAGCCGTCATAACCGCTGTCCGGCGTTACGGTACTCGCTATTGCGGCAGGCGTAACGGTCTTGGACTGCAGCCTGCTGCTGCCGCCGCCTCCGCCGCGTCTGGTAATCATGGCATCACTCATTTGCGGATACACCTCGCTTTGAAGGTCAGCGCCACGGTCGGTTTCTCCTTGGCGTAGAACGTGATGGTGTTCGTCGTAGCGACGGCGCGGTATATACTGCCCCACGCCGTGTCTTCTGCCACAGCCGTTGCATAATCGTCATCGTCGGGCACAAGGTCGATGATGGGGGAGTCCGTCGAAAGGACGCCGGAAATCGTCACGGCCTGCGAGAACGGAGCGGCGCTTCCAGTCCAGCCGTCAGCCGCGAGTGTGCCGCTGTACTCAACGCTCACGGCTTCGCCAAGCGTGTTGAGCACTGCCTGAAGCGTGGTGCTCTGCCCGCCGCTTGTCTTCGCGCCGATATTCGCTGCGGCAGTACCGGCAGCGATGGCGTCGATCAGGTCGTTGACGAACTCCCTGAGCGTGTTTGCGTCGTCGTCGAACTTCGCTTTCAGCTCTTGAGTTCCAATCGCATCTGGGCCTTCAAGCGGCTTGTCAGGCAGGTCTGCTATAGTTGTCAGTTCTTGAGTAAGTTTGGTAAACATGTGTGCCTCCCTATTTCGCAAAGCCGGTGAATCTTACGCGGATATCCGCCGCAAGTACGGTGCAGCGGGACTGTGCGTTTTCGTTGTAGAAGATGAGCTTGTAGAAGACGAACTTCTTCGCCTTGATTTTCTCGCGGTACATCTGCGGGTCGTACAGTTCGTCGAACTGGAGCGTGTCAAAAGCAAACTCGTTGAAGTCGAACTGATACGCCTTCGTCGATATCGTCTTCTGGTCGCAGGTTTTCTTGTCGGTCTTGGCTGTGATGATCAGTTCCGTGTTGCTCTCAGGCTTCACGCCCACCCATGCCATCGCCGAGTATTTGCGCATATAGTCCTGATTGAACGACATGGAACCGGATTCCCAATAGGCGGGAATCACGTCGCCGTCGTCGTTCATATAGTCGGAGCTGAAGTGTTTGACCTTCCCGTCCGGTGTGCCGATGTACAGCTCTTCGCCGATGTTCGCCATGCAGGAAACAGGGAAGTTCGTGTAATGGCTCCATGCGTCAGCGGCGTAGTTGTAGACAAGCGCGTCGCCGTTGTAGCAGACGTAATACTCCTGCGCGTCGTTATCGTCGTAGCAGTAACACGACTCGGTGCGGTAGCTTTGCAGTGCCGCCCATACGCGGTCGGAAATGCGCTTGGCCTGACGTTCGTCTCTGGTGAGATTCGACGTGTAATAGCTCGAGTTCTTCCACTCGTACAGGTCGTTGCCGAACAGCGTATACGGGCTGTTCATTACAAGCCGCACCTGACCGGGAGCCGCGTTGCCGATTGCCTTGTTAACAGGCGTCACATAGAAAGCCGGAATGTTCAGACCCTCCGCCAGCGTCAGGCTGGATGCCGAAATGCTCCATGCGCTGTCCTTCTTGTAGCAGGCGAGGCTGGAGTAGTGGCGGATCATGCCGGTGATGGGTGTGTTCTCGTCGCCAACCAGCGCTTCGTAAAGGTCGGGGAAGTAGTCGGCGCGGGGGTTCCCGTAATAGTCCATGCCGGAGTAGATGGTTTTGTTCGTGCCGTCGCCGTAGAGGAAGATGCGGGTGTCCTGCGTTCCCGCGAACAGCTCGGCGTACTGCATGTTCTCTACCTGAGAGCGGAAAGCGGGTTCAGGCCCGACATGGTATCCAATTTCGTAATAATTGGGGGAGGAAAAACCGATAATGTTGGTGATCGTAAGGATGCCGTCGTTATATGTGTATGTTACAGGAGCGTCAGAGCCGCCTTGCACGTAAGTAACGTAGTCGATGGCGGCAGGTTTCTCTGCAATACGAAAGCTGTTGTGCGCTGTGTTGCCGTCAGGTGAAAGCCAAACGCGGCGCTTATTTGTCAGTCTGTTGACGTTTTCGTAGGTCGCACTTTCGTCTTCAACATCCATCGGCGGAACCGCAATCTGTACAATCGGGACATAACCATCTACGTCGTCCAGATCAGTGCCGTCCCACTGCCAGTATTGTGTGCCGTCGAGGATATACGCTTTGTTTTCAAAGCCGAAGATGTAAACATCCTTATCGGTGTGAATCTCGCCGATTTCTTCGGCGCTGAGTGAGGCGTCGCCCTCTTCCCAGAACTTGTACAGCTTACCGTTGCAGGCCCCGAGCATGTACTCAGTGCCGCCGACGTAGCCTACCCACAAGCCCTTGACGGGGTTATTTGTCTCAAGGTTTACGACAGTCTTCGTTCCCGGCCTGCGCTGAAGGTTCCTGTCACGGGTGACGCGGAAGTTGTTCATCGCGGCGGCTTCGCCCATCTTGAGCTTGGTGTCGCCGTCAGGGTTCTGGTTCAGGCCGAGAAACGCCTTGATCGGGAAAACCTTTTCATTTGTCGTGGCTTTAATCTCTGCCATAACTCATCCTCACACGAGACCTTTCGTGTCTCCCGTCTTGTTGATCGCTCTCTGCATACTGCCGTAGCCGCTGCCCGTCGGGACATCAGGCTTGATGCCGAGGTCCTGGATTGCTCCCTCCTGCGGCATACCCGGCAAAGCCTCCATGCTGCCGCCAGCCGGAGGCATCTGCGGCATCTGCTGCATCTGTGCCATCTGCTGTGCGGCGTCGCGCTCCTTGATCTTCTTTTCAAGCAGCGCACGTCTGCCGGGGATTCGGTCGTCAGGCACACGCTCCAGATAGTCGATGATGTCGATGTGCCCGTTCACAAGCAGATTGTCCAGCGTCTGCGTCGCCGCGATCTCGCTGTAATACGTGCTCGCGCCGACGTCCAGCTTGAGCAGTACCGGGTGCTTCTTCAAAAGCTTGAAGTCGAACAGCACCGGCACTTCCTCCGGCACTTCGAGGTCGGGGTTCATCTGCCGCGCAAACATGACGGCTTCGCGCTCTTTGCTGGTGATGGGGGAGTCCACGTATCTCTTGCCGTAATACTCGCCCATAAACTCAAGGTAGATGCGGAACATGTCTTCCATGCTCTTGTAGAGGCGGATCTTCGTCATCTCAGACGGAGTGGACGCCGCTCTCTGCAAGGCGATGATAGCGGAAGTGTTGTCCGGTCTGGTGTCGCCGAGGGCTACGCTGGTAGCGCCGAGGCACTGCTCAGACTGCTCGACGGCGAGCTGGATGTACTGGCTCACCTGCGGGGAGATTGGCGCGGGGTCAATGATCTTGGCTACGTTGTCCACGTTGCCGGTCACGCCGATTGCGCCGCCCACGCGGTTGTCCCAGCGCTTGATGCGGGTAGTATCGAAAACCACTTTGGAGAAAGCGGCGCGGAGGATGCTCACCATCGTCATCGCCCAGGACTTATTGATAAATACCTGGTTCGGAATCTGACCAGTAATCATGGCCTGCCCGTGGTAGCAGTCGATCACATCGTCCCAGCTCATCCAGTTAATCGGATAGAGCTTGATGTCCATGCAGGTCGGCTCTTTGATTTCGGCGTTTCTGGTGCTTTCGTAGTACCAGATTTTCCCGTCATCCGCCCGCCAGAACAGGCAGATCACCGTCACAAGCCCGTCGTTGTATTTCGCCGCGTCGAGCTTGTTGTTGTCTTCATCGTCCTGCGTGATGAGTTCTACGTCCTTGCTGCCGTTTGCTTCAGCGCGGAGCATGACGTCGCGCACGGGCTCACGCTTGGTTATGATGATCCAGGGCTGCTTCTGTACGCGCTTGTCATTGGGATTGCCGAAGAACACGCGGGTGTTCTCGATAATCTCGGTCACGATTGCGCCCTTGGCATCCTGCCCGGTCTCGGCCTCGGCGTCCCAATAGGTGTACATGCACCCGTCGCCGTCGATGGCGGCGTTGAGGCAGAACTCGTACATCAGCGCGGGGATGGAATTGCGCTCGATGATCGCCTCGTACTCGTCGTTCACGACTTCAACAAGCTGCTTGTAGTTGTTCGTGCCGACGGTGTTCGCCAAAGCCGAAGCCGTCACACGCACATTGTCCGAGGAGATGTTTGCCGTGATGAAACCGGCGACGCGCTTGAGGTAGTTGAACTGCGGCGTCGGAAGCCCGCCAGACTCAACGCCTTCCCACTGCTTGCCTATATACATGTTGCGGTTGG